GAAAATAATACCGTTGATCTCGATGTTCACATCCTATTTGCCGAGAGTAGGAACTTAACATCTGATACGTCAGATGAAGTTGTGGCTATTCATTCTGAGTGGAGTGGTCTTAACCATTTCAGACACTCAGATCCCCCATATGCTCATGGTAGTATTTTATATATCATTGAGTATATGAGGTGGTATTTACCTCTTGTTGTTGTGTATTTCTATCTTTTATTTAGGTTAATCCGCTTTATACTATCCTCTGCGCAGCGGAAAATTGACAATAAGAGAAAGGAAGAGTCAGATATGGAGATCGTATTATTTTATTTGCGAATACACAGTGAGAAGTACGATGTGGTGATGCGCCAGTTGTTGTCCAAGCGTTTGCCATATCCTCCCACATGTATCACTGCGCGTGAGATTTGTGATATTATAGACGATCGGGCTTATTTCTCGATGAGATTGGCAGAGTTGCGTCCGCCCCCTCTTGAAATAAATAGTGAACCTAATTGGTCTTCTCCGGATTCAGGATTTGATTCCGTTTTACCCCGTTCAGATTCTTCTGAGACATTTATTCTTTCCTATCCAAGTAGGCAGAATAGATTTGATCGTGAATCTTCTCTTCTTGTTCCACAATCTGAGAGTGTTAATTCAACTTGGATTAAGAGCCAGAGAGAGAAGCGCCGCCTTCGTAAGAAAAGGGACAAGACTCCACCTATAGCACGTCCTATTCCTCGCGAAGTTCCACCACAAATTGTTCCTGACATTACTACCATTGAAACACAGTCGGGTAGGGGAGAGGCTTTTCGTCCACCTGCTCCTCATCCAGCGTTTGAGGGTATGGATAACCCAGAGAATGATCACATTAGACACAATTTAGCCAGCTTCCTTGGTGATTACACTGAGCTCCCATGGTTTCGTGTTATGTTTCCAGTCATATGTACAATTACTTCTTATCAGTCACAACTGGCTGAATTTTTCTCCGTGGAAGTTACTGGACATTTTATTGAGCAGGCTGTTCTTCTTGTTGTGAA